CAGAGGATTTTGTTAGAAGCAAGGTCAATTTCATCGAGTAGCAAGATTGCCCCTCGTTCGAGTGCTTCAATGACAGGTCCATTATGCCAAGCAGTGTTGCCATCCACAAGGCGAAAACCGCCAATAAGATCGTCTTCATCAGTTTCAATAGTAATGTTTACACGGATGAGTTCACGTCCCAACTGGGCACATGCCTGCTCAACAGAAAACGTTTTCCCATTACCCGACAAACCCGTAATGAACGTCGGATAGAAAAGACGGGACTGAATAATTTTTTTAACATCAGCAAAGTTACCAAACTTGACGAAGGTATCATCTTTTTCGGGGACAAGGTTTTGCTCAACAACTGGAGTTACTGCTGGAGCATTATAGGAGACTTCCAATTCTTTAACTGCCTCTTTTGTTACTTCAAGGTTCCATTTTCCATGACCAACCTTATATTCTGCCAGTTTATTGGTTGCAGTTTGATATGAAACATCATTCATAGCACACCAAGCACGAATATCGCCAGATGCAACTTGGTTTCCGTAAGTGGTCTGCAAAGCGGTGCGGATGTAATCAGATGAATAAGACATGATGAAGTGGTGTCATTTGAACTCTCATATTATACACAAAAAAGAGGGTCTGATGACCCCCTAAGTGGACAGTTTGGGAATTGTCACTAGTTGGCAAGATAGTCTGTCAACTCTCGAATTAATGCAGACTTACTGTGACGACGATCTAGTTCAAGACCAAGAGTTCTGGCGTATGTTTCTAGTTCTCTCTTAGTCATATCATAAAAAGATAAGTCTGGTTCACCCTCAGATTCTTCTTCCACTACTTCAGATTCTTCTTCCACTACTTCAGATTCTTCTCCAAGTATTTCATCAATCGAAATTTGAACTACTGGTTCAGTCACCACTAGTTCAATTACTGGTTCTGGAGCAGCAGGTGCCGAAGCAGCAGGTGCGGGTGCGGGCGCATCCTTTTTGTTTCCTACCAAATCTGCAAATCTAGACATTTTTATTAATACCTAATATTATGAAAATATTTATCAAGCAACGAGTTCCACAAACTCTCCAAGAATTTTTTTGTTCATTTTTTTAGATTTCAGACTCTTGACAAAAGCAGATTTGATTTGAGTCTTAGTGGCATCTTCAGCAACCTCAAAATCGGAATCCTGAGCGAGAGCATTGGCAGAAATACCAAAATAAGCATTGTAACCAGATTTCTTGATGGTAAATGCTTTCTCTTTTCTCCAAATACTCATAGTCTTCTCATAATCTGGTCCATAATATCCACAGTAACGACGAATAAAACCACCAGCATCACGAGATTCGAGAACTCGAATACCAATAAAGTTGATATCTTTGAACTTGTCACGGAGGTTACGAAGTAAGATATCAGTAAATTGATACCACTCACACATGAGAGAATAACTCATACCAGTTTTACGATCACGTAAAAATGCATTAGGTCCAATGTGAGATGTTCCCATATATGGTTCTTGTTCCCAATGGCGTTGAACTTCGCGATGATATTTAAGCATTGCTGCCTCACCATCAGTCAGAACAACACACTGAACTTTCTGGAGTTTGTTTTCCTTCTGAAACTTAGGAAGAATTTGGTGTAGAGCAATGAGAGTTTCATTGAGAGGAGTTCCCGAAAGACTCAAACCATGAGGAATGTGATAACGAGTAAAAGAATTGTAACGGAAAGCAGTGGCAAGACGGAAGATATTTTTCATCTGATCTTCCATAATCTTTCCGTTAGTTTTGCTGGTGAGCATATTCATCAGAGAGAACCACTCTCCAACTTGAACCAAACCATCTTTCTTGGTATAAGAAAGTTCGCGAAGATTTGCTTTACCATCTTCACCATAAGAAACTAAAGGATAGTCATTAGTAAAAGCATAAACCTCAAAAGGAATCGCAACTTTCTTACAGAACCAGACAAGGTTAAAGAGTTGCTTAACTGTATCCAGCATCACATCAGACATAGAACCAGACCAGTCAAGAATAAACACCAGACCATGATTCTTGCCGTCAGCAAGAGTTGTTACTTTTTTGAAAAGGTCTTCATTGTATTTGTAGGTGTGGAGTTTGGTGCAATCCAATACACCGGTACGGGAAGTAGTAGCACGAGCATATGAGTCTGCTGCTTTACGGCACTCAAACTCTTTCACAAGATAATTAACTTCTTTCTGAGCAGAACGCTTGAACTCCACGAACTTCTTATCAACTTCACCAAAGATTTCTTCGGTAGAGTACTCCTGTTCTTCCACCCAAGAGTTCCAGTATTCCTTACACTTATCATGAATTTCCAAGTTAGGAACAATAATTTTATTCAAATCAAGTTTGGGCAACTCAAGATAGACATTCTCAGGACCACCGTTTTCAACCAAGTCTTTGAGTGCTTCCTCAAGAGACTCCATGGTCTTGACTTCGGGTTCATCATCAGTTTCACCACCCCGATTTTGATCTCTTTGTTGTTCAGCGGTGCCACCATAAGACTCAGTTTCACTAGGTTGCTCCTGATCATTCTCATTCTCACCCTCAGGTTGATCAGAAAACTCAGATGCGGGTTGGTTACTACCAGTTTGCTGAGACTCCAGAGAATCTATCTGAGTTTTGGTTTCTTCTTTCTGCCTTTCCTTGCAAAACTCGTAAAGTTTTGAGGCAGCAATAAGTACATCACAGAAAGTTTCCGTTTCTCCAATCAAAGAAACAAGTTCTTTCTCATCATCCTCAAAAGGGACATTAATAAAGTTACCAATCTTATAATACAGATTGACTTTATCTGCAAGATTATAAGTACTGATGTCTTCATCTTCAACCTGAAAGAAGTCTTGGTTAGCAAGTTCTTCATATCCTTTGTAGAAGGTCTTTGCCAAACCAGCATAACGACGCTTCATCAGTTTCTCAATGCGAACGTCTTCCACCACGTTCACAAACTGGGGTGGGATCTTATGTGTCTCCAACCAGTTCTCATCGGGAGTGTAGAGGGCATGACCAACTTCGTGACCAACCAGAAGGTCATAGACGGTGTTGCTTGCTTTTTCCCACATTGGAAGAGTCAGTACACGAGTATGCACATTGAACTGTGCGGTCTCAACTTTCTTGTGCTCAACCACCAAGTCCTCAGTAGCAAGGAGTTTAGCAAGTTGGGACTTGATTTCGTGGCGGACGGTCATTGCTCTGTTGCGTATGGACCTATTATACAAAAAAAGGAGGTCCGAAGACCTCCCAGTGGACAGTTTGAAAAGTGGTTATTACTTTACTCTGTTTGGTGTTACTCTGCGATTTGCAACATTTACGCCACCAGTAGGATGACCTTGTTTGATTCTTTCATCAGCATACCTATTAGCATCCATGTCATCCCAACCACCTTTTTGTGGAGTGAATGAACCAGGCTTGCTCTTATCAGCAACACCTTCTACACCATTCTTCTTAGCCAAAACGGTATTTTTACCATACTTTCCAGGAACAACAGTTTTTGATTTTGGAAGGAAATCAAAGATGCCTTCAACAATACTCTCTCTCCACTCTTCACTCATATTTGCCATAATAGCGAGTGCAGATTCTTCAGTATCAGCAAAACCTTCGGCAACTAGGTGCTCTAGAATAACATCAAAAATATCAGCACTGTGAGACATAGCACGAGCTTCAGAAACAATATCACAATCTTCCGATTGTGAATAGATAGAAGAATATGCTTCCATTAATCCTACGATTTCTTGATCTCTCATTTTTCTATAAGACTTTTTATGTATTTATAAAAAGAAGCATCCCCACTTTGGAGACGCTTCTTGAGTGCTTGGCGACGTGCCTTTGCTTGTCGAAGTGCTTGCGGTTTCAGTTTCCGCTTCTGCTCCTTCTTGGAGTGGTGTTGCCAATTTGGAGTGTTCATTGTCCCCTAACGTATGGTTCCATTATACTAAAAAGGAGGTCCGAAGACCTCCCAGTGGACAGTTTGAAAAGTGGATTACTTATTGCTCAACTGCCATGAGAAAACTCTCTACCTCTATCAGGTCTAGGTTTAGTTCTTGGTTTAGGCATGAGTGGGGGAAACACTCCACTTGGTATGTTCTGTTGAATTAGTGGTGCAGGTCTAAGTGGGGGAGGTGTAGTTTTATTTTTACCATCTTTCTTCACCGCATGAGTCTGAACATTCAAACCTCTACCAGTTTGTTGACCAACAACATTTTCACCAGGCTTACGGAGTTCACCTTGAGTGGTGTACTTAGTGTTACGGTTCCAGGGGAGAGCGTCAGTGACATTGGCACGAACTTCTGCCCATCCCTCAATAATACTCTGTCTCCACTCTTCACTCATGTTAGTCATGATGGCGAGTGCAGATTCTTCGGTGTCAGCATAACCCTCATCGATTAGGTGACCTTTGATGATATCAAAGGTATCTACAGATTCTGGAGCATATGCTGGATTTCCACCATAACCTTTAGACTTGTCAGGAACTCCTACACCTTTAGGAGCTTCTGCTCTCCTTCTTTGAGTTTCATATCTATCCCTAACCTTCTTGTCAGGATGCTTACTTGGGTGCTGACCACCAGCATATTCTTCAGAACCTTCAGAAATCTTCTCACCTTCATACTCATGATTTTCATGAACCTTGTAACCTTCAAGAATTGTTAGATCCTCTACAGATACATTCTCTACAATACCATGCTCAAACTGAACATCGTAGTGAGAGACGAAACCGTTCTCATCGGGAATAGCATGTTGACCGAAGATGGTTTCACCTTCACCATACTGTTCATGGCAGACCTTCTTAGCACAATTGTGCATTCCTTTGTCTTTCTTGTCAACACAATCTTTCTTTTCATAGATGGAAGCATATGCCTCCATCAGTCCTCGCATCTGTTTTGTGGGATTCATTGAATACTCTTCTCTATAGGACATTTTACTAATATCTAGTTTTCCACTCTTAATTGCATCTTCCAACTCTTTATCAGAAACATCTTTACCCATAATGTTTTTTCCACCCTTTTTCTGTCTTTCCATAGAAGCCAGTCTCATCTTTCTAAGATCATCAATATCAGATCTTAGTTTTGATTTTTGCTGGTCATCAATATCTGCAAGTGCTTCCTCTGGTTTTGTGGGAGCAGTATCTGGAGTTGTTGGTGCCTTAGGAGTTGTTGGTACCTTAGGAGTTGTTGGTACCTTAGGAGTTGTTGGTACCTTAGGAGTTGTTGGTACCTTAGGAGTTGTTGGTACCTTAGGAGTTGTTGGTACCTTAGGTGCATCAGAATCTGTAGATGGTGCAGATGCTGTAGCACCTTTATCACCATCTTTCTTATTATTCAAAAGAGCAGCAGCAGTAAGTCCAGCAGCTCCAATACCTGCAGCCTTCATCCATCCAGGAATTTTTCTACCAGATTTTCCTCCAGTAAGTGCAGCAGATCCAGCACCTGCAGATGCAGTACCTAAAGCTCCTCTAGAACCATTTACAACTCGAACATTTGCTGGAATAATAGTAGCGTCAACTGGAGTGCCTTTTCCAGATCTTACAATTGCACCACCGGGTTTGGAAAGTGATGCACTTCCAGATCTTACAATTGCACCGCCACCAGAAGCAGAGACAGTGGGAGTAGATTTTACAATTGCACCGCCACCAGAAGCAGCAGGAGTAACTTTTACAATTGCACCACCCTTAGTTGCAGCAGGAAGTGCTGCCTTAGTTGCTTGAGTTGCAGCAGGAAGTGCTGCCCTAGTTGCTTGAGTTGCAGCAGGAAGTGCTGCCTTAGTTGCTTTAGTTGCAGCAGGAAGTGCTGCCCTAGTTGCTTGAGTTGCAGCAGGAAGTGCTGCTTTTGCTGCGGTTGCGGCAGATCTGACAATTGGTGCCGATGTAGCAACTGTTGATGCAGTTTTCATTGCACCTGGGAATGCCATGGACATTGCTGGTCCAAGCATTGTAGCAAGGGCAGTATCAGTTATTGCTCTCTTTTTCAACGTATCAATTGATGGACCACCTGCAGCAAGATGTCTTTCCCATCCCCTTTGAATAAATCCAGGTTTGGGTGCAGCAGCCTTTTTGGCATTAAGCATGTCAAGGTATTTTCCTGGTTTCACTGGAGCAGGAATACCTTGTTTTGCTGCTGCGCGAAGGTTCCTCATTCCGGGACCAGCTATTCCAGTACCTCCTTCAATGGCATTTTTTAAAGCATCTCCTGTTAATTGCTTTCCACCTTTACTTAAAGTAGCTGGTCTAATCCCTTTCTTCAATAAGGTCTTAGGATTCATTGCCTTAACGGCAGCAGAAACACCCTTACTCTTAAGAGCACCTCTAGCAGCCTTCAGTCCAAACTTAATTAAACCACCAGCAATCTCATCGAGATACTCAACTTCTTCAGTTAAAACAGTCTCACTACCATAAGAAAAAGATAAAACATCATAATAAAATTCTAAAACAAGTGCTTCATCTTTAAATAATTCTTCAACAAAATATTGAGTCTCTTCTTCTGTATCAAAAACCAATCCATGACAGAACTCAAATACTTCTTCTTTTAGAGATGTTTTTGGGGCATAAACCTGTTTATATGCCTCTTGCAGTTTCCTATAATCTTTGGAATTCATCTTACCAGTTCTAGTTTTAAAAATATTTATAAAAAAAAGCACTCCTTATTTATGGAGTGCCGTTTTCCTTTTCCAATCACACCACATGGCATTAAGTGCCCAAGAATCAGTAAGACTGTGTGGTCCGTTATCTAACAAATCAATTTGCTTTGGTTTAAGTTTTTTTATCTTTTTATATTCTTCTTTCCAAGTCATCAAATAATTCCTTTAATACACAAATAGTGTAATGTTTCTTTAATACTACCAATGTGCTCAGATCCGTAAGAAACTTGTGGATATGTTGCTTCTGGTCCAAACTCGGCGCGGAACTGGCGATCACTAAAGTCTACGCCAAGTAGATACTCATGAAACTCACCACCCAATGCTTTGAGTAGCATACCAATACGCTCACATTCTTGACTTCCGTTAGAATAAATTACTGATGTTTCAGTCACGTTGCCTCCAATCCTCAGGTTTGTCTTGGTTAAACCAATCTACAATCTCATCAGCACTACCAAAACCAGTGCGATGATTTGATGGGTCAGGATCACCTAGCCCCATCTTAT